GATCACGATGGTCTTCAGCTCCCCCGGATGCGCCAGAAAGTAGTCCACCGCGGCGATGATGTCCGCCCAGCCCGTGATCCCGTCCACCCGGGCCACGTCCATGAACTTGGTCCCGCCCTCCGTGTCGATGAAGACGGCCCCGTCCATGTGGGCCGCAAAGGTGCTCTTGCCGACGCCCTCCGGCCCGTACAGCGTCATCTTCACCCCGGTTTTCTGCACGCCTCTCACAATGTTCATTCCCGCACCTCCACCTTAAATACCGGCGGCCGGTCCGTCACCGTGATCCCCGGTACGATCTCGCCGTCTTCCGTCACCGCCATGCCGTTCACCACGGCCAGCCGCTTCTTCAGCTCCGCCCAGTCCACGCTTTCGGCAACCTTCACCAGCCCCGGCGCGTTCTGCTTCACCCAGGGCAAAAGCTGATCCGTCTGCCGCTCGAACTCCGGCGCCTGCGCCTTGTAAATCAGTTTCCCGCTGGGCAGCTGATAGCTCTCCTGGGTCTTCGTGGCCTTGTGGGGCACCATGGAGAAATAAAACTTGAGCTTCTCCTCAAAAAAGGCGATCCGGTAATCCTCGCGCCGCTTCACGGCCTCCAGCTGCTGGTTGTAGAACCGGGCCCAGCGCTCCTTTTCCGCCTGCGCCTCCCGGATCTTCTGCAGGCACCATTCTGCCTTCTGGTCGTCGTCCACCCGGAACCCGGCTTCCTCTTCCGTCAGCTCCTCCTGGGCGGCGTGCATCTCCGCCTCCGCCTCCTGTGCGGCGTACATATTCTCCTGCGTGATGTACATTTCATTATTATTCATTACGATTCCCTCCTTTCAGATCAATCCCCAGCACCTCCGCCGCATGGAACAGCTCCGCCAGGAACTCCAGCCACTCCGGCACGGTCATGCTCACGACGTCCCCGCTGTCCAGGTTCACGTCCAGCCACTTGCCCTTGGTGGTCTCGCTGGTGTCATACCGGGCGAACTTTCCAAGCACTCCGCACACCGGGAAGCCCTCGAAGGTTACCGGCTTGGTGATCCTGTTCATCATGCCGACAACCGGCACCGGCTCCTCCGCCGTGATCTTCGGCCCCTGTTCGATCTTCACCGGCTCCGGGTCATACTCCACCGCTGCCTCCGGTTCCTTCTCCGGCTCCTTCCTGTCCAGCCCCATCTCATGCGCGTATTCCGCCCAGGGCGCCCAGTCTCTCTCCGGATCGTCTTCGTCCCCGTCCCCGGGCCCGGCGACCATCTCCCGCTCTTCCGGCTCCTGGGCCTTCTCCGCGGTCTTCCCGGGCCGGTCCTGCCAGCTGCGGTCGCTCCGGATCCGCTCATACAGCTCCGGATCGTGCTTTTTGACGAACCGCCGCAGGTCTCCCAGCGCCTGCACCGGCGCCGCGTATCCAAGCCCCCTCAGATAATCCACGGGGTGCTTCCCGCTCTCCATGGCCTCCGCCAGATGCTGAGCCACCTCCAGCCTGTTCCTCTGTTCCTTCACTCCGATTTTCCTCCCTTTCTTTTCATGCTCCCGGATGCTTTTATACTTATCCGGGTGCAGTTCGTACTCTCTCAGACAGCTCCAGCTGTGGAAATAGAGCCCGCTGCGCTTATACACCCAGGCCTGCGCGTCCTGGATAAAAAAGGCTTTTCCGCAGATCGGGCACTTCCTCGAGCCCATGCTTTGTGCTACAATATCCATGTGCTTTTATGAAGCACCTACCTTTCTGGCCATGTCGGTGAGTCGCGCCACCGGCCGGGCCTTTTTACGTTCTGAGCCATGCCTTGAACCTCTCCCACAGCGTCCGCTTCTCCGGCTCCAGCCAGGCGCGTACCTGCGGGCTGTTTTCCCATGCCGGGCCCACCGTGCCCTCCACCGGGATCGCCCGGCTGACTCCGCTCTGCCGGAACCTGTGCGGGTCATACTGGTAGCCGTGGGCGAACTGTGCCGGATACCGCCGGCAGTGCCTTCCCGGGGCCTCAATGGGCTCCCATCTGCTTAGCCAGTCCACTAAACCGCCTCCCCGTGTTCCTCAAGGATCTTTTTCTGTGCCTGGTAAAACTCCTGGAGCAATTCCACCTTGGCGCGGTAAAGCTCGCTTTCCTTGGGATTTGCATCCTCCAGCAGCTTGATGATCCGGTTGAACTGCCGCTCGGAGATCACCCCGCAGCCGTAAGCATCCTGGGCGTCCTGGTAGGTCTGGTATTCGCCCAGCAGCTTCTCCGCCTTCAGTCGCGCCCGGGTCTGCCGCTGCTCTTCCTCTTTGGCCACTCGGGCCGTGATGGCTTTCAGCTCGTTGAGCCACCATTTCCAGGTCTTTACATAGAGCTCATCCGTGGTCATCTGGCCGCCACGCTTTCCGCGGCCCGCTGCGCCGCCTTGAGGCTCCAGCATTCCTTTTCCGCCCCGTCCGGATAAATCACCACATAGGTCGTATGGAACCAGTCGCCGATCCCGTTCGCGTGTTTGACAGCCCGCCTCCGGCTCTCCACCAGGCACGGAGTCAGATACGACTCATAGCGGATGGTCTGTTCCCCGTTTCCCTTGATCGTCTTACCGGATCGGATCCACTTCGTCATAATTTTGTCGACCTCCCTTTCATCCTAAAATCCCGGATACCACCGTCATCACAGCGCCCCACAGCAGGCACATCCCCAGGAACCCGGCAGCATACTGCCATCCGGCCAGGATCTCTTCCTCGGTCCTCTCCACCACGTGCACCCGCCCGGCGCAGTCTCTGAATCGGCGGTATCTCATTTCTCTTCCTCCTCGGTCATCTTCACAAGCTCCCGGATCAGCTCCTTGGAAAAATTCCGGATGCCTTCGTTGTACTGGGCGACACGGTCGTTGTGTTCGTAGATCGTGGCATCCCCGATGATGTCTCTGTCCTTGTACAGTGCCGGGGTCATCATCGTATCCAGGGCGACGCCCTTAATCTTGTCCAGCACGTCGCTCAGATACAGGCTTGCATAGCTGTTTGCCATCGGTTTCACCTCCCTTCCTGCGTTTTGTCCTTTCCTCCAGCGCTCCCGGGTGGGCCTGTTTGAACCGGATCACGGCCCGGTAGAGATCGCGCTCGAGTGTGATTGGCAAGCCGTCTTGCATGGGTCCTCCATCCTGCGCCTTCAGACGCATCGTCTCTCGCAAAAATCCACGGCGTAGCTCACGATTTTTCTTCTTCGCTGTCTTCCATGGGTTCTTGTTCATCCTTCGGTCGGTGCCCCATTCTGTACGGCCACAGCGGACAATCTTCATCAATACATAGGCGGACTTCTCTGGGTTGTTGCGCCACGCAGTCGAGGCATTTTGCCCGGATGGCCCGCATGGGTGTTAGTTTCATTGGTTCCCATCCTTTCATTTCTCTTCCCACTTTGTGGATACTGATGGCAAAAAAATTTGGACGAATCTATCCGGGTCGTTCACGTTTAGCAGTTCCGCCATTTTTTCCATGTCAATTACCGTCGGCCTTTGCACACGATTAACGATACGCGAAGCCTTTTTCCTGTCCCATTCCATCGCATTGGCGAAGTCGGTGATGCTGGAAAATTTAGACATGACAAGCCCCCTCAGCGCGTTCTCCATATTTCCACCTCCCTTCCGTTGTTGTCCTACTTTGTGGGAACGGGCAAACTATACCACGTTTCGCCCACCACGTCAACCACTTTGTGGGATTTTTATTGACGTACTTTTTACATTGTGGTAATATTTGACCGGAAGGAGGCGCAGAACGTTGACAGAAAAAATCAGTACATTTAGAGAAAGATTTGCTGAACTGTGCGAATCTTCCGGAAAAACTAATACAGAACTTGCGAAAGAATTGCACGTATCTAATCAAACGATAAGCGCATGGAAAACCGGCGCGAGATCTCCGAAAGAACCGGTTGTGGGGTCAATAGCAAACTATTTTCGTGTGAGTCCCAAATGGCTTATGGGGTTCGATGTTAATAAAGATGCTCCTGTAAAAACGATGAGCTTTTTAGACCTGCTTATCAGCGCTCCGCAATCTCTCGATCAGGGTATTGTTAGCGCTCTCCGCGATCGTACAAGACCGCAGACCCCAAAGGAAGATTCTCAGATGGTGGTCCTGTGGCGCACCGCGTCCATCCAGGCTAAACGCGCAGCCATCGCCGTACTGGAGTCCATGAAGGAGGCGGATCTCAAATAATGAACGCCGTCATCTATGCCCGCTTCTCTTCCTCCGCCCAGCGCGAGGCATCCATTGAGCAACAGGTCAACGTCTGCATGGAGTACGCCGAGCGGACCGGCTACAATGTGCTTCAGACGTACTCAGATAGGGCTCTGACGGGCCGCACGGACCGCCGCCCACAATTCCTCCAGATGATAAAGGACGCGCGGAAGGGCCAATTTTGTGCCGTTATCGTGTATGCTCTCGACAGATTCTCCCGGGACAAGTACGATTCGGCCCGGTACAAGCACGAACTCCGGGCCTGTGGGGTCCGGGTGGTGTCCGCCACCGAGCCGATCACCGACAACCCCTCCGGCATCCTGATCGAATCTGTATTTGAAGGGCTGGCCCAGTATTACAGCGCGGAGCTCTCCCAAAAGATCCGGCGGGGCTATGAGGATAACGCCAAGAAGTGCCTTGTGGCCGGGTCCGTTCCTTTTGGTTTCCGGCGGTCTGCCGATGGTCATTATGAGATTCAGCCGGAAGAGGCGGAGATTGTGCGGGAGATATTCCGCCGCGCCGGCGCTGGAGAGCACTACGCGGATATCTGCCGCGACCTTAATGCCCGCGGGCTCCGAACCCGGCACGGAGCTGCCTGGAACCGGTCATCCTTTAACACAATTCTTAAGAATCAGAGATACACCGGGATGTATGTCAGCAAATACCACGTCCAGGAGGATGCCATCCCGCAGATCGTTGACAAGGATCTCTTTTACAGGGTCCAAGCCGCCAGCCATGAGAAGAGCGGCCCCCGGCGAACGCCGAACGGCTATTATTCCCTGACCGGGAAACTGTACTGCGGTCTGTGCGGGGATGCCATGACAGGAGTCAGCGGCACCTCTAAGTCCGGGAAGTTGTGCTTTTATTACGCCTGCCACAGCCGCCGGGCCCACAAATGCACCCAGCGCATCCTCCCCAGGGATCAGCTGGAGGCGCAGATCTGCCGTGCCATCTGGGACGATGTGCTCTCGGATGACTCCATCCGCTGGATGGCCCACCAGACCATTCTTGACCAGGACAAGCTCCGGGCCGACTCGGATGTGGATATCCTCCGGGCCTCTCTCGCGCAGACCAGGGCACAGAAAACCAACCTGCTGAACGCGATCAAGGCCGGGATCTTCACCGCCAGCACCCGGGACGAGCTGCTGCGCCTCGAACAGGAAGAGGCCGACCAGGCTGAGCGCCTGCAACAGGCGGAGAAGCTTGTGGCAGATCTGCCTTCCGAGGATGATATCATCAGCTTCCTGGAGATCTTCCGGGAAGGTTTCGAGGATCAGGATTTCAAGCGGACCGCGCTGCTGGATGCCTTTGTCAGCCGGGCGGAGGTCCACGAGGATCACATCCTGGTATTTTTCCGCATAAAAAAAGAAGACCGGTCAATCAAGACCGATCTTCCTTCCCCGGTTGAGTGTTCGTTTAAGACGAACGAGTGGACTTGCGGAAACTCTAAACGAACACTTTTCCACGTATGCGATTATTTCGTGCTGCGGATCGCAGCGTAATTACAGCAGCACATTATCAGGCGGCTCTGTCCTGGTCGGCTCGACCTCCGGCAGCCCGGTAGCCAGCGCCAGCAGGACCGCGGTCACGGCACCGAACGCGCCGGCACTCAGCACGCCCATCCAGTTCACGTCCCCCAGCACCATGGCACCCGTGCCGATGTACGCCAGGGCAGCCTCCGCAAAGGTGCGGACCGCGCGGATAGCGGTAGCCTTCAGAAATTTCCTCCAATCCATGATTTACGCCTCCTTCTTGATCTTTCCGGTAATTAGGAACTCCTCAATATCCCGTTGTGTCTCTTTGAGCCTGTCCACCCCGTTGCCGTCGATCATATGGTGGATCATGGCGATCTGTGACCGCAGGATCAGCTTAAGCTCCGCCTCTTGCTCCATGGTCGTGTTCTCCAGGCGGTTCAGCCGCTCGTTATCGTTGCGGAGCTTTTCCTCCACGGTTCTCTCATTCGCCATTTTCGGTTTCCTCAATTCTTTGATCTTGGTGATCAGGTTCAGCGCCAGCAGCGCAATCGTCCCCATGGCGACAGCAACGCCCAGGAATATCCACAGCGCACTCGGCCCGAAGCCGATCACCTTTGATGCCTCTTCCACCATTGCCATCACCCCCTATAGCCCAGAAGGTCGCCCAGGATATCACACGCCCTTTCCAGTTCCTTCCGGTTCACGGTGATGGTCTCCCCATCCTGGACCGGTGCCGGCGCGGATCCGTCCGCCTTGCTGACGAACTTGGTCATCACATATCCGGATTGCCCCGCGTATGCGATCTGACACCAGTCGCCATTGTTGCCCAGCAAGACTGCCTCGCTGCCCTGCGGGATGTCTATGACGATCTGCGTCTTGGTGCTGGCGCCCTTCCGCATGTGGATGGGCTCGCCTATGTTTCCGCCTCTGATTATAACCCGTTCCAAGATCTGGCCCCCTTCGCTGCTGTAGTCGATCTTTTTCAATTTTCCGTGGTATCTCCATTTTCCCAACCCGGTGTCCATCCTTGGCTTAGGTGTGGTCATGTGCCGGATCATCAACGGATTGGCCGATACGACGACGCCTATATGGTAATAGTCCCGCCGATCCCGGCTGCCGTCATATCTTTTCGGTAAATCATACCCGCCCTGGCCAGGGTTATAGGCTTTATAGACCACTTCCCCCAGCTGCAGCTCTCCGGCCGATCCGATCGGCAGCAGCTCCTGCATCTCGCTCCTGGCGGCGTAGTTGCTGCCATGCAGCCCACGCCACTCGCCCCCGGCCCGGCGGATCGCGCCGATGATCAGTCCTATGCAGTCACAGAGGCCATCATGGCCGTCGTGGCCTTTTTGATACGCAGGCTCCTCCGCGGCGATGGTCTCCACCTCCGCGATAAACACCTTGACGCTAACCGCCATCCTGGTCATCATCTCCCGAAACGATCGCGACCACCGCTATCAGAATCCCGACCATGATCCCGATCACCATCAAAGCGACATATCCCACGGCCACCACCTCCATGATTAAGGGGCGCCCCGATCTGGGACGCCCCCTGTTTTTGCGTGCCACTCCGCGCAAGTTTACTCCTCTTTTTTCGCCATACGGTCAATCCGCTTCCGGTGCTGTCTGCGGATGATATCCCGCAGCTTTCGCCGGGACGGTGAGTCAACGGGGCAGATCCTCCGGCAGTTCATATCCCATGAATCCCAGGTCCGGTCTTTCTTATAGTCTGATCGTCTGCCCATGCTTCCCCCATGATCACGTTACGCCTCTATTGGGTACTTTAAGAACATAAGCAAATGCTCAACAGTCGGGACTCGGCAGGAATAACAGTCTCCCACAGTTCAACGTTAGTGATTTATATTCGCCTCGGTTACCAACCATTTACGCCGCCGTGCTGTCGAGCATCCGTTTACTTTAAGTTACTCATCGTCCTTGTGCTTTTCGTCATACCAATTAAAAATAAATCTCCATACGAAAGGTGAAATGATGACCAAGCACCAACCGATGCCACACATTAGTTTCATTTCTTCCACGGCAATCACCTTGTCACCAATATTAAAGCTGAATCTTGTCAAGCAGTTCACTTGGAGCCATCTCAACCAACAGTCGCAGAATCCGAATATACTCTGCAACATCCGCAAATTTCTCTCTGTCAAGCTCATCCTCTACTGATTCTGCATACGCATCAACCCAGTAATGCAAGCCGTCAATTTCCCCGACAAGCTCTTTCAGTTTCATTCATGCACCTCGTTTTCAAATAAATATGGTGAGTCGCGGCCTCCAAGCTAAGCGCTCCGATTGCACTGCGCCATTGCGTATGGTTCACGCTGTTCCATACCACTATATACATGACGCTTGCGAGGACTTGAACCTCTCTTCAGCTCCCATGATCCTATTCTGCGTTTCTCTGTCCGCATACCGGGCAGAACATCTCGCCCATCCGCAATGTATAGCCACATTTCTTACATTGGCTGAATCCATACGGAAGCCTGTATGTCGACCCGTTCAGCGCTTCGAGACAAACGTACCGAATATACCCGGATACCGTCATGCCACGTGATGTAGCTTCTGATTTGATCCGATCCAAATCATCCTTGGAGAGGAAAACGTTGATGCGCTCTGTATTTTCAACTCGTTTCGGTGCCATAATACCACTCCCTTCATGTGGTATTATATCACCATTTCATCACTTTGAAAAGATGATTTTATCCTGCTGTTTCGTCAGGCTCTGCGGTTTGCACAGGATCATGATGGATATACTCTTTGTATCCTTCCACGCAGTCAAGCTGTTCATCTACGATCATGACATAGGCGTTGAAAACATCCGGGGCATTCCACAGGGTCTGACAGAGTCCGTGGTACTGCACCTTGGCGGCAGACAGTTCCGTGATTCCTTCGGCATGAATGAAATAGTTCCCGTTGATGACTTTGATGATAGCGTACTTCATGGTTTAATCTCCTTTCTTATGCAAGAGCTTTAATCTCTGCCATGATCGTGGTTGCGGTGCAGTTTGTTCCCGGTGTAATCGTGCCGCCCGATGCAATAGGCGCTGTGACTTTGTAAAGGATGCTATTGAGGATGAAATAGTCCCCGACAGCATATGCCTTGCTTGCCGTGGTTCCGGTTTCAGTCATGGCAATGATGGAGTCAAAATTCCACGGCAACCCCTCAATCTTTTTCCGAAGATTCTCCGGGTAACGGGTAACATGACCAACAGGGACAATGGATGTAGAAACAAATTCCTCTGTGCCGTCAGGATCGCAGATCTGAAGGTTGCGGTATGGCTGTGCTTGTTCAATGGTTTCCTCTTCAGTTTCGTACAGGAGCATTACGCCTGACATTGCGGCTTTGAAATCGGCGACATTATCATAATCTGAATCGGTTATGTAAATATTCTTCCAATTATTCTGACCGTTAGAACCTTTTATGGTTTTGTCCGTCATATTGCCTGAGGATACACTCGATGCGATGGCTATATACTTTACTGTTAAGAGCAATTCGATAACACCGTTTACGCTTGTATGGTTTTTATCAGGAACCTCCGCTCTGAAATATGTGCCGGGTTTAACCCAGTGCAAAGTTCCCAAATCAAGCAATTTGCACCTTCTCCGCACCTGCCCACTCGGTGGATAAATATCCCCGTCAGCATAGATTCCGTTGGCTCCAAGCCGGAAGATTCCACGCAGTTCGACAGACGGATCAAGCGGATAGGAGTGCTTTACATAGGGTTCATACTCGCCGTTACGGGAGCCGGAGTTGGAGAGGGAGATGCAAATGTCGTGCTTGTAGGTTGTGCCGTAACTCGCCGCCATGATAAATTTTACGAAATGAACAGTTGATGGAATACTTATCAAGCCCATCGTCCAACTCGGAGAATAAAGCAAAACTTTATCAGAACTATAAAAGTATATTTTAATATTATTACCGTTTGTTGGATCTGCGAAAAAATACGATGCAGATGGCACAACCGGAATAAAGTTTTTGGATCTTATTCTCGATGAATCAGGGATCGGTGTTCCATCACTATTATTTATAGTCCCAACTTCCCACTCTTCATCCCAAACATTAAACCCAACCGTATCATGACTCTGCAATCCTGATACGCTAACCAGTTCTCCAGGATTGTATTCATAATAACCATTCGGGAACCAGTTGCGGAACAGGGCTATTCCTGCGCTGGGTGTGGCAGTTTCGAGGTTGTAGATATAATCGGCAACGGTGGAGCCGAACATTTTAGTGAGGTCACATATTATTGGAAGATCGAATATTTCATTGTTAAACGTTGTTCCTTCGTTTATTACGAATGAAAAAACGAAAATGCCATATGGAGGCTTAACCACAGTTGCATTTGTAATACTAAAAAATGAGCCCGAATAGCCAATGCCAATATATTTTAGCCCTATTTTAGATTTTCCATCAAAACCACTAATATAAACAACTTTATTTGCAGAAATTCTAACGGCTTTTATGCTACATACATATTGAGTTTGTATAATATTAGCTTCGGCGGTGCCGTTAACTGTCATTTTGTTTCCATTCACAGTAAACGTTAAACCTTTGTAAGTACGGCTTGAATCATAATCTGCAAGCTGATTCCACACCACCGTTCCGCCCACAACCGCATCTAGATACTCCCTGTCGGAATCCCCTCCGGTGGGACGGAACTTATACGGAACCTGATCCTCTACGCTCTTATCAGACAGCAACTGTTTTGCATTTCCGGCAGTAAGATCTTCAAATGTTCCGTCCGGTGTCACGGCATCCGTGGGCGTAGCCCATACAGGATTGCCGTTTGCATCAAGGGACAGCACCTGCCCCTCGGTTCCGGGGGTAACAGGTTTGTCCTGTTTCGCACTAATATCGCTCTTTAGAGACGTAAACTCTTCCTCAATTTCATCCGCCCGGACGTCCATCGCGGCCTTGCTCTGGGCCGCAGCCTGGGCGCTCTGATCCGCCGCCGTCGCGGATCCTGCCGCAGCTCCCGCGGATCCCGCTGCCGCTGTCGCGGATCCGGAAGCAGCCTGGGCGGCCTGCTGGGCCTGCTGCACGGATCCGGCGATCTGCGTCTGCGCGTCCCGAACGATCCCGCCCAGGTCCGCCGCGGCCTGCTCCGCCACCTCCGTGACATCCTCCACCGCGTCCCGGGCCGCCTGCTCCACGATGCCTTCCGCAGCCTCCGCCCGGTTGGCCTCCCGGGTGGCCAGCTCCGCTTTCTGCGCTGCAAGAGCCGCCGAAGCTCCCGCGGAATCCTCCGCCGCGCTTGCTCCCTGCTCCGCAGCCTCGGCCCCGGCCTGGGCAGCCTCCGCCGCCTCCGCCGCATCCTCGGCCCGCTCAACGCCGGCATTCAGCGCCGCGATGGCCTGATCGATCGCCGACTGTTCCACCGGTTCCGGCTCCTGGTCGTTGGGCTTGCTCTTCCGCCCCACCGGGATCTCGATTTCCTGCTTGGTCAGCCCCGTGTCTTCCTCCGCCACATAGATCCAGGCATAGATGGGTGCTGCCGTCTCCACGAAACTGTCCGGCACCAGGCACACGCAATTCTGCCCGATCTGCGTCACCGCATCCCCGGCTGGATTGTGCGAAAAATGAACCTGGAAGACTTCCGGCAGCGCGTCAAACCCCTCGAACACCAGCTCGTGCCCCACGTCATACTGCCAGATCTTCCGGGTCTGAATGGTCTTGTTCCCATCCTTCCGGACGATGATCTGTTTCACATTCTCTTCCACGGTTTCATCTCCTTGCTCGTTCTGGCTTGTCTTGGATTGGTTACACGCCGATATAGGTCAGCGCGATCCGGATGGATCCGCTGGTTGCCGTGGTCGTCCTCAGCGAGATGGTTCCGGACTCCGTGCTCATGCTCACGCCTCTGCCCGCGATCAGGTGCCGGTCGGCGTCCCAGATCGCGCCATAAACGGCGGTAATGTTCGCCGCCTCTGCCGGCAGCGTAAACAGATCCGTGTCCGCGCT